TCGCTTTCATAACTATGACAAAGCACCTCCACTTGCGTATGAAGTTAATGGTGAAGTTGTTTCGTTAATCTTTGCCACATTCAATCGTGATGGTTATGCGAATCTATATGAAATTGTTACACTTGAAGGTAAAGAAGGAAATGGTTATGCAAGTAAATGCTGGGATGCGTGGATCAAATACGCAGTTGAAGAAAGAAAAACCCAACGACTCAAAATGTCATGCACTCCATCTTCCGTTACATGGCACAATAAAAATGGTCTCATCTTCTGGGCAGTCGATCCAACTGGCTCTCTCAGATCTGACCAACCATTATTTCCTACGAGAGTGGAACAAATAGACTATCGCAATAATGCTATTGTCAGTCCACTTCAAGCACTACCACCATACAAGGCACGTGAACAATTTCGTGCTGAAGGATTAGAATCCTATAAGTGGGGTGATAAGAAGAAAGCAAAAAGCCAAGCAGCAATTGATGCAGTTGGTAAAGCGTGGTTGAGAGAAGCATTGATGGAACAACCATCACTTGAAGAGTTTTTATTATAATGGATTATAGATTAGAACAAAATCGTAGGGAAGCGTTCATTCGCTGGTATGCTTGGTCATTAAAATATGACGATTGCGATCCAGCAGTATGGGCAACAAACTACCTAAACAAAAGATACGAACATAACGATGAACAGAAGTTGTGGTTGTGTTGGTTGTATGGTAATACATACTATCTTCCAACTGCTTGGATTCTCATGAATGAGTTTCCAGACTTCGAGTTGGCAACTGTTGATCGTATGACTCAATGGAACACTGCCAACTATAAACGATTAAGATATCAGACTGATACAAAGTGGAACAAAGGACATCTTCCTGTGATGTTTGCTTCTTATCAGCAATTCATTGGCGATAAGACACAACGAGAAAAACTGGAAGAATACTATGGACACACTGAGGAAGAGAACTTTAATAATCTCTGGACAGGCATTAAGTCTGGGCTGCATAAGTTTGGTCGTTATTCCACTTGGTTTTATCTTCAGCATCTTAAGCATACTGCTGGTGTGCGTATCACTCCTACTAGCCTCATGCTGGATGATTATGATGGCTCTCGCTCTCATCGTAATGGATTACTTCTCGCCCTTGGGAGACCTGACGATATGGATAGAAAACTCACTGGAGTCGATTATGCTAATTTGGAAGCACAAGCGAGAGAGATTCTCAGTGAAACGAAAGCGAGATTTCCAGAACTGGACTCCCAAATAGATTACTTTACAATGGAAACCTGCCTTTGTTCTTTCAAGAAGATCTTTAGAAAGAGTCATGGAAGGTATCTTGGATACTATCTTGATAGACAAGCAGAAGAAATTATGCAGTGTGAGAAAGATGGTTGGTATGGTATTGATTGGAATGTTCTATGGCAGTCAAGAGAAGAAACCATTGACTTGAGATTAGACCATAGACATGGTATTGATAAAGAGAAATTTACATCATTCCTTAACTCTGGTAAAATGCAGAATATGGAATGGATGTTTGATGATGAAGAACCTATATTAAATGGATTGGAGATGTTTACATGAGTGATATTACATATACTGGCAACGGAACTTTACCTATGGGTAGTCTTACAATTTCTACCACTAGTGGAACAAGTGCGGTATCTTCTAGTAGTTTGAGTTTCGGTGGATTCGACATGGAAGACTTTCTTGATACTCATTCGTTTAATAAGATTACAGTTGAACATAAGGTTGCGGAGTTCGAGTTAGCCAAGTTAAGAGAAACTGTTCCAACCTATGCAGATGAGATTAAAGAAAACTTGTCCAAGAATCTTGCAAGGGATATAATTAAGAAAGCAACATTTACTAAGAAACATAGTATTGATAGCGACACTCATCACTTTCTCGGAAGAGTATGGGTATTTACTGAAGGTGAATTAAAGGATCTAATTAATGAGGCTCGCAATGCGTAAGATTATCGCTGTTGGTGGACAACCTGGAACTGGTAAGACTACTCTTTTCCGTAAGTTTATGGAAGGTAAGACTTGGGAGAAAGTCGAACCAAAGAAGATGCTACCTGCACTTTATTCTAAAGAACTAGACTTATACATTCTCGGTAAGTACGAGGATGGTGAAACCTTCGCTGGAACAGATCGTCTTTCAATGGCAGTCCAGCCGATTGCACAGGAGTTCGTTAAAGAAACTACCTCCAATATCCTGTTCGAAGGAGATCGAATCTTCAATCAATCTTTCCTAGAGTTTTCTATGAATATGCAAGGTGTTGATTTACAAGTGGTTTACCTTAAAGTGCCTGATTCCACGCTAAAAGAACGCTACATCGAGCGAGGATCCGACCAGTCTGAGACATTCCTAAAAGGTCGTGCGACTAAATATAGTAATCTACTATCAAACTTTGAACTGATGCCTTATATTACCGAGTTTAGCAACACTAACTTAGAGGAGCAGGGAAAGGTACTCGCATTCTTGGAGAATAATTTCAAGATGTAAAATGCCTTTCTGGGATGTAAAATGTCATGCAATTTTGAATTCCTAGAAAACGCTAATTACGATTGGATGGATCTGCTCAACTTTTACGAGCGACCATTCAGAGCGAAATACATACCATCAAAAGTATGGAAAGACCTAGACAACTATCGCAACGATGGCAAGGGTCTTTCAAACTACTTCAAAAAGTGGAGAACTAAGATCGAGTTCCTTCCACAAAAATCCAAAGCAAAACTATACGAATGCTATGTAGCTGTTGGTGGCGAATATGGACCAGATGAAAGACAGTGTTGCTTACAAATATACACTACTACTTTCGATAAATTCCCATTCTCAGAAACTACATGGAACAAGTTTAAGTATCGACTAATACAGACACATATGCATGAGTTAATACACTTTATGCAATTTGATAGACGAGGAGACGAATGGTCTGGCTATATCGTTCCTTACAAGAAAGTAAAACATGAAAAGAAGAACATTGAGAGAAGATATCTCTCCGAGTTCGATGAAATTCAGGCATATGCCCACTGTGTGTTACTTGATTTCAAAACCTACAAACCAACCATAACTACAGAAGAACTAATTAATAGAGCCAAGCACTATAAGGATTCTTCCACTCTCAACTACATCCTCAAAACATTCAATTACGACTATCGTAATAACGCTGCAATTCCTAAACTGATGCAGCAGATCGTTAAGTGGGATCGTAAATACCAGCGAACTATCAGAGCATCTCGTCGTCCTAAATAATCCTTACTGGGATCTTCTTTGGGGCATTTCGTGACTGCAAACACCGTATTATCAGACATTAATGAAATTTATACAGGCTATGTTTTAGCTGGTAATAAATGGTTTGATTCTTCTGCTAAACTACAATATGATCAGCGTGTGAAACAAGCCAAACCAGAAGAGGTGGCTGACGCTGAAGGAAAAGCCAGAGCAATGGCAGAAGAGTTTATTGTCTGGGCAAAGCAGAATAAGTATAAAGGATTTGTTAGTAAAGTTTGGTGGACTGCTCGACCTAACTCTATGACATCAGCAGTTGGTAGATTCGTAGACCAGAAAAAGAATCCAACTGATATATTGGTTAAATTTAATGATGGTCCAGCAGATGGGTTTTTAGGATTATCTGCTAAAGCAACTCAAGGATCAGGTGATATTGGATTTAAGAATCCAGGTGTGGGAACTATTGATACATCTCTTGATTTAAATCTTGCAAATCAATACAAGATATTATTACAAGAAACTATAAATCAATACAAACTACCAAATCCTGCCACTGAGAGAAAGATCTATATTAGGACTAATCCAGAAGTCAAGAAGGAGACTGAAGAGATTGGTGTTAAAATGATGGCAGATATGAGAGATAAATTATTAGAGAGAATGTTAAAGTTTAAACAACAAGAGTTGTTAAAATATCTTCTCTCTGATTGGATGGATGCTGAGGTTCAGTATCCTCCATATATTAAAGTAACAGGGCAGGGTAAGAAAGAACCTTATGCTGCAACAGTGATGGATCCAGTGAAAAACGAGAAATTAGATGCGTTATCAAAGTATCCCATCACTCTGGAAAAAGTAGGCAACGAATCGATTGGCGTAAAAGCTGGTGAGAAAAAGATTATGAAGATTCGTTTTAAATTCGAGTCAGAAAAGATGGCATCATCTTTAAAACTCTCAGGGGATCCATGGTAAACATATGTTAAATTTCAAATCATTTCTTAAAGAATCAATACTAAACGAAGACTTACTCTTAGAAGCAGAGTCTTCGGCTGTCGAATCAGATGACAAAGGTAAACTCCACGAGTTGCTTTTGGCAAAGTATCTGCATCCACAGACTAAACTCCCAGAACATCATCGTTCATTCTCTGATAATCCAGACCATGCTGGTACACCAGAGCAAGTTCACGATAAACTACAAGAGAAGATTCCACCTGCAGCATATGCAGAAATTGATCGCCACGCTAAGCAATCTGCAGAAGCATTTAAGCAAAGCATGAAAGATCAAGGACATATTGGCGACCATGCTCATATTGGTAATGTTCATTGGACATCCAACGCTGATAAACCAAATGTTGCTGGAGATCATGAAAAGACTACTGGTGTTAAAGACGTAAACTCCAACGCTGATTTAATTGTTACACTACACGACAAAGAAGGTAAGCCAGTTGGACACCATGGCATCTCTGCCAAGTATGGTTCACAAGAGCCAAACTATCGCAATCCAGGGCTTGACGCATTAGAAAAAACTGCTAAACTATCATCAGGATCTCTTGGTGCTCCAATGCAGCACCATACTGATGCGATGGAAAAACTTGGTTATAATGGTTCTGCTGATCAGAGAAACATTCAAACTAAAATTGATGAGATGCCTATCAACGACATCCGTCAGAAACATGCTGAAGGTCTTGCTGCAATTCAAGCAGGTAAAAAACTCTCTGGCAAAAAGAAAATCATGCATGAACATTTAGAGAAATATGTTCAAGCACATGATGCATTACCAGAGAAGAAACAAGAAGCATTTCGTCAACAAGCAAGTCAAAGAGCAGAAACTGCTCGTGCCTCTAATCTTGCTGCACGAACTCAAATGACTCAATCGTTTGCTACAGGTATGGCACAACACAAGCCAGAAGATCTAGCAAATATTATTCGTCAGAATGTATCACCAAATACTCACATCCCTCATACAGTTGTGCACAGTAAAGTTAAAGAAAGCGGAGATGCAGAATCCGTAATCAAACCGATGCACAGTTTAGCGGATGAACATCTAGCACAATTTAAACCAGACTCTTTACATGTAGTTCCAGGAAAAGGGACATCGGTTACTATTAAAGGTATCCATGCTAAGACTAATAAGCCTGTAGTTGCTGCTCGCTACACCATTAAATCATCCTCTGGTGCTCACAAGAGTGCAGTAGGGACTTTCAAGCTACAATAATCCCCTCAAGTCTGTGGGGTTATCGCTTGACAATTATTGCAACTTAGGGTATAATAGTAATATGATACTAGGATTTAGAGACTTTTTAACTGAGGCAGC